ATGGGAAGCCTTGTACATGATATTATTTATGTAGAAAAGTACACATTGGAGATTGCTCATGAGAAAATTTATGAGGATAGAAATCGTCCGGTGATGTGTGGAATTGTATCCATGCGTCACCGGATTTTTTTGTTTTCCGGAAGCGAAATGCGAATATACCGCTATATGTTGCTACTCGGAAAGATCCCGTTTCATATTTCAAAAATGGAGCAACAAAGAAAATCACATTTTAATTCACCTTGCGCATTTGCCTTGATGATAAAGATGAAATTATCAACACTAAAATGGCTGGATATTAAATAATCTGCTTTAATGCCTGTGATGAAAGGATACATGCGTGGCATGTATGAATATAAATTAAATTTGTTATCAAGGGATTCTTTCAAGTGAATTAATGCTTCAAGTCGAGGTTTTATCATCTCTTCGTACTGGGCTGCTTTTTGAACTTTTTCAAATAGTATTTTACCCTCAAGAATTCTATCAGCAATTTTGGCAGAAGAATAATTTGGAAGTGAGATATCTTTCATATACTGGAAGCCAGCTAAATGCGGATAATCTTCCAGAGAAAAGGTAAGATTAATTGGATACAGCTGTTTCTTATAGCCATATGTAAACAAATATCTATATTTAGTTATTTCTTTCCAGGCTTGTGCAGACTGTTGTAATAGATCCATATTATACCTTGTCCTTTGCAAAAAATAAAGGACCCTGCCAATGCAAGGCCCTTAAAAAGCGTTTTCATTCAGTTCCGAAGAACCTATTCGGTTTGAGGTTATCGCATAACCCAAGGTCAGGCTCCACAACCGGCTGCATGCCGACACAGTCAACTGCTTCAACACCACGATAGCTGGTCAACGCCGCTATCCTCTAGCTTCATTGTACCACAAAAATACTCATAGTCAACAGAAAACGAGTTTTTGAGGAACACTATTTGCTTCATATTTGCTTCGTGTTCTTAATTATTATATGTAGAAATAATGGTTTTGACAATAAAAAATATTGGAACTTGAGAAAGGAGGAATTCCGATGGCGGGAAGAAAGCCAAAGCCTACAGCTGTGAAGAAGCTGGAAGGTAATCCAGGTAAGAGAAAATTGAATACGAAAGAGCCAGTCCCAGCAAAAGGAATGCCTGCCTGTCCTGATTGGTTAATGCCGGAAGCTAAGAAGGAATGGGAACGCTTGGCGAAGTTGATGAATCAGATGGGTGTTCTTACTGAAGTTGATATGGCGGCGTTTGCTGCATATTGTCAGTCATATGCAAGATGGAGGGAAGCTCAGGAGCATATTACTTCTGGCGGCTCGACATTTGAAACTGATAAAGGATATCAGCAGCAGACACCTTGGGTTGGAATTGCAAACACGAATCAGAAGTTGATGTTGCAGGCAGCGTCAGAATTTGGGCTCACGCCATCTTCGCGTAGCAGGATTGTTGCCGGTAATGGTAAAGCGAAAGAAACAGAGGATGAGATGGAGGCATTACTTGGGGATAGTGGTGTGTTTGGATAGACAGTCGGCAAAAATCAAGGAGGTGTGATGGGCGATGGCGCGTGAAACAAGACCAAAAGACTGTCCAAAGCTGAAAAATTATCAGCCGACAAGGTTTATGCTTCCGACTTCTCATTACGATAAGGCAAAGGCAGACAGGGCAGTTGCTTTTATTGAGAATTTATGCCACACAAAAGGCAAATGGGCTGGAAAGAGGTTCTGGCTGCTGCCCTGGCAGGAGCAGTTGATAAGAGATATCTTCGGGATCGTCAAGTCTGATGGTAACAGGCAATTCCGTACAGCTTTTGTGAAATCTGTAAAAAGGTTGGAAAGAGTGAACTGGCAGCTGCCATCGCTCTTTATTTACTTTATGCAGATAATGAACCGTCTGCGGAGGTTTATGGTGCAGCGGCGGACCGGCAGCAGGCATCCATTGTTTTTGATGTTGCAAGACAGATGGTTGAGATGTCACCGGCACTGATGAAGAGAAGCAAGCTGATGTCAGCTACCAAGCGAATTGTCAATTACGGAAATGCCGGTTTTTATCAGGTGCTTTCAGCAGAAGTTGGAAGTAAACATGGTTTTTCGATTTCGGGACTTGTGTTCGATGAAATTCATACACAGCCGAATCGTCAGTTATATGACGTACTCACAAAATACAGTTCAGATGCCCGGCAGAATCCATTGCACTTTATTATTACGACTGCTGGAAATGACAGGCATTCGATTGCGTTTGAACTGCATACCAAAGCAGTAGATATTCTGGAAGGACGACGTGTAGATCCAACCTTTTATCCTGTGGTATATGGTCTTAAGGATGATGAGGACTGGGAAGATGAAGCAAACTGGTACAAGGTAAATCCTTCCCTTGGATATACGGTGGATATTGAGAGACTTCGTGATGCTTATCGGGAAGCAAAATAGAATCCGGCATATGAGATAACGTTTAAATGGCTTCGTATGAACCTATGCAGCACCGGTGCCTCTTCCGGGATCCGTATCGCTGTCCCTGGATGCCAACGGGGAACCGGAGAATTTTTATGCGGACGGTATTGCGTATTATGTGATCAACAACAATATGGGCTATGACGGGGATCTGGAGCTTGCACTGATCCCGGAGAGTTTCCGGACGGATGTGCTGAGGGAAAAGCTGGATGCCAAGGGCGTTCTGATTGAAAACTCGGATGCAGAACTGGCACTGTTTGCCCTGCTTTTTGAGTTCGACGGGGATGTGCGCCATATCCGCCACGTGATGTATAACTGTTCGGCTTCCCGTCCGAAGATTGAAGGCAAGACCAACGAGGAAAAGAAGGAAGTGCAGACGGAAACGCTGACTATCAAGGCTACGCCGCTGTCGGATGGAAAGGTGAAGGCAAAGACAGGGAATACTACGGATACAACTGTTTATGCAGGCTGGTACAAGTCGGTGTATCTGCCGGCTGCGGATCCGGCTTCTTTGCAGGCATCTGATAGTGGAAAGTCTGTAGCAGATGCTGCAGGAAATGGAAAAGCACTGAGCTGAGGAGGATTCAGATATGAGCATGATGAAGAAGATTGAGATTGACGGGAAGGCGGTTGCTTTTAAGGCATCTGCCGCCATTCCGCGTATTTACAGGATTAAGTTCCAGAGGGATATTTACAAGGATTTATCTGTTCTGGAAAAGAGTATCGGAGATGGGGATCCGGAAAAGTCCTCCCTGGATCTGTTTTCCCTTGAGATGTTTGAGAACATTGCGTATGTGATGGCAAAGCATGCAGACCCGTCGATTCCGGATAATCCGGAGGAATGGCTGGATGAATTTAATACATTCAGTATTTATCAGGTTCTTCCGAAGCTGATCGAGCTGTGGGGGATGAACATCAGGACGGATGTGGAGGCTAAAAAAAACTTCATGCAACAGATCGTGAAATGACAACTCCCCTGTTTCTTCTCCGGTGTGTGCAGCTGGGGATTTCCATCCGGGATCTGGATCTGCTGACTATCGGGATGGTGAATGATATGTTTGTGGAGAGCAGGAACGATGAGTATAAGGGATGGAAACAGGTTGCCACACAGGAGGATTTCGACAGGTTCTGA